GACAAGATATCTGTCGGCAAGGTCAAATGGCAAGACCGAAGAAGAAATGCGTCCTGCGCCAAGTGTGGAGGCTGTGCAGGCGATTTTGAATGATGTTGAAAGTTTAAGTGATGAAGAAGCTAAGAAACTATTGGAGGAGTAATGAGTAAAAGTTCTGTAACTATTGATGAGACGGAATACTTTTTTCCTATAGATCATAGAGATGACGAGAATCCCGATGTGATTGTGGAAACTCTGATCAAAGAAAAGGCCATTAAGAATGGACAAGCCACAGTGGCTATTCAAGTTGGCTTAAATTTTATGGGTACTATTGTTGATGTGGGATGTCATGTGGGCGCTCGTACCTTATATCTTGCGTCCTATGGGATGCACGACTTTATAGGTATAGATGCTTGTAAAGAAAGTATTGATTGTTTAAATCTTAGTATTAAGAAGAATGGTTTTAAAAATATAAAGGCTGTTCATGCTGCTGTTTCGCATTCAAGCTTTAAGTGTGCATTTCCTGTAAATACACACGAGGAGTCTACTCTATGGAGAGATATGGGTTTTTGGAAAAGTTTGTGGATGAGAAAAAAGCTAAGAAGAATGAAAACTAAGACTGTGGACGAAATAGTCGGAGATACTCATTGCGGAGTGATCAATGTAGATGTTAATGGTTATGAGTTAGCTGTGTTACACGGAGCGCATAAGACTATTTTAAGAGACCTTCCGAATTTAGTAGTTAGGTTTGACCCACAGTACAAACACTTAGATATGATATTGGATTTTTTGCACGAATTGGAATATACTGCATATTATATAGGTCCACTTAGTGCTTCCCAAAATCCCCAGCTGATGGAAATACGTGATCCATGTATGCACTGTGATCCAACACATATTGTATGTTTTCCAAAAAGCTCCGACGTAGTGCAACGATTTGAGGTCGTTCAACCGTCTACACTTTCAACCCCGGATCAAGAAGGTGGGTCGAATCGAGAACAGATTTTGCTCGATATCTTAACTGAGGGCGCAGTTAACATACAAGTCATACCCGATAAGGAGAAATAATGGCGCCAGTATTCCCAGTGGTACAGCAAGAAGAGAAAAAGACCGTTCAGTTAAAAATGGTTAAGATTGATGGTTTAGTGCTTGTATATCCTGCCGAAGCGGAAGATGTAATTGTTTCTAACATAGAGCTAAGGGCTCAATGTAATATATGGGGATGTTTACCTTGCACGTTGCGTTTTTATAAAAATGTTGCTTCTGCATCTGATCAAATTCGTAGTGTAGTTTTACCTGAAGATGGTTATATTATAGATTTGGGATGTCATATAGGTACTGTGTCATTACCATTAGCTCGAAACGGATTTCCTATTCTTTCTATAGATGGTTCTCGGGAGAGTGTTAGATGTTTAAGTGAAGCTCAGAAAAAAAACAATATAAGTAATATCTATGCTATTAGCGCTATATTATCAGATGGAGAATATGATTGTGATTTCAATGTAAAGGCTAATCCATACAACTCAATTCAATCGGGTAATACGGAGCAAACCACCACGCTAGATACCATATTAAACTATATAGAGATTACACAGAACAAGGAGGCGTATTTTGACAGGCCCTGTTCATTAATTAAGATAGATGTAGAAGCATATGAGTCTGAAGTCTTGCGTGGGGCTATACAAACTATCAAGCGGCATTGGCCGGTTCTGTATGTAGAAATTAATACTTCGTGCTTACATAAAAGGGAAATTAGTCCTAATGAAATATTTGCATATTTAGATGATTTAGATTATGAAATTTATATAGTTGATACCCCTACTCCCACAGAACCAATGCTTCGAAAAATCGACATTCACAACCCGTTTCCTTTTACTGTAGAAAACATATTTTCTTTTCACAAAACTTACGATAAGTCTAGACTCAGATTGCCTATTGGATCAGATTGGGACACAGATACTAATAATGAGCTATTGAAATATAAAAAAGACAATGTGTCAAGTCATTCCCCATTTTATAACTATTTTCAGGATTGTAAAATATGAAATCTGCTTTGATCACCGGTGTTACAGGACAAGATGGCTCTTATTTAGCGGAACTGCTACTTAGAAAAAATTATCAGGTTATTGGTTTAAAGCGTCGAACTAGCACAAACAATCTAAATAGATTAACTAAGTGTATTAATCATCCTAGCCTTACTGTGGTGGAAGGTGAAATCTCAGATGCTGGATGCGTTTATGACATTGTTAACAAATATCAACCTGATGAAATTTATAATCTTGCAGCACAATCTCATGTAGGAACGTCGTTTGAACAACCCGATTTTACCTTTCAAGTTAACGCTTTGGGGCCGTTGCACTTTTTAGAGGCTATTCGGCGTTTTTCACCTCATACAAGATTTTATCAAGCTTCTACAAGTGAGATGTTTGGTAAGAATTTTACGGAGGTGCCTGATATTTATGATGGAAGAACAGTTGAAACAAAATATCAAAATGAACAAACGCCCTTTCAGCCTCAGTCTCCATACGCTATTGCTAAAGTAGCTGCGCATAATCTTGTCGGAGTATATAGAGAAGCATATGATATGTTTGGTTGTTGTGGAATTCTTTTTAATCATGAAAGTGAACGTCGTGGAGAGAATTTTGTAACTCGCAAGATTACGAAATGGATAGGAGAATTTTCAGTTTGGATAGATAGGCACAATGTTACATATAAGGATTTAGTATTTGATACAAATGAAGTTTATATTCCGGGTAGAACTTCTAAAGAGCAAGGGTTTCAATTCCCTAAACTACGATTGGGTAATTTAGAATCACGTAGGGATTGGGGACATGCAAAGGATTATGTTGAAGCTATGTATCTTATTATGCAAGAAGAACATCCGCAAGATTATGTAATATCTACAGGAGTAACACATTCAATACGAGAGCTGCTAGATGTAGCGTTTAAACATATAGATATCTATGAGTGGGATAAGTATATTGTTGTTGATCCTAAGTATTATCGTCCTGCTGAAGTGGAATATTTATTGGGTCGTCCAGATAAAGCTAAAGAGATGCTTGGTTGGGAACCCCAAGTTACGTTTGAAGAACTGATCAAAACTATGGTGGAACACGATATAAATGAGTCGCAGAAATTGGAATGACCCAGCCTATGCTCAATGGCGAAAAGATATAAGAAGGCGAGACAAGAGTACGTGTCGATGGCCCGGATGTAACTCTAGAAAGAGATTAGAGGTTCATCATATAAAAAAGTGGAATAGTAATCCAGCTCTTCGTTATTCTATTAATAATGGAATTACCTTATGTAAGCTCTGTCATCAAAAAATTAAGGGCAGTGAAGAAAATTATGAACTCTTTTTTCTGAAGCTCTTAGAGTGGGGCGCACGTCAATGAGTCGATTTACCATTATTAGAGACACGCGAGAGAAAGAGGGTCATGGGTGGTGGTTTGATGAAAACGCTTACTGCATAGGCACAGAGAAGACTAAATTAGATATTGGTGATTATAGTATAAAAGATAAAGAACATATACTGTGTATAGAAAGAAAGGAATCTGTTTCAGAACTTGCTGGAAATTGTGGGGAGAAAAGGTTTTTGCGAGAATTAAAAGCAATGGCCTCTTTTCCTCACGCCTTTCTTCTATTGGAGTTTGGGTGGCATCTAATAGAACAATATCCCGTTGGTTCTACAGTTCCCAAATCCAAATGGAAAGATATACGAATTAAGGGTAAATATATTATGCGAGTGCTAACTAGCGCTCAACTTGAACACGATATCCATGTTATAGCCTGTGGCGATAGTAAGCGTGCTGAAGAAATGGCCTTTAGAATCATGAGACATGTCAATGACCTATAATGTAGAAACCGCCGAACATGCATGGTTAAATGTTGTACAGGAAGATCTACAGGGCATAAAAAATCCCTTAAAAGATCTTACTCAAAATCAAAAAGACAATCTACATCTTCATATTCTATCTTTAATGAAAAAGCCGGAATACTTTCAGTGGACTGTTAAAAGATTATTAAATATAGAGCTATTACCAGAGCAGGTAGTTATTCTTCAAGAGCTGTGGACAAGAGCCTTTCCGATGTATATTGCGTCTCGTGGTTTTGGTAAGTCCTTTCTATTGTCGGTATATGCAATCTTAAAATGCACCCTTATTCCTGATTCTAAAATCGTGATAGTAGGCGCGGCTTTTAGACAGAGTAAGGTGATCTTTGAGTATATGGATACAATTTGGCGTAATGCTCCTATTTTAAGAAGCGTCTGTTCCGATAGTAGTGGTCCTCGTAGAGACGTGGATAGGTGTACTATGCGTATTAATGATAGTTGGGCAATAGCCGTACCATTAGGAGATGGAAGTAAGATTAGAGGTTTACGTGCGCACACAATTATTGCAGATGAATTTAACTCTATTCCTGTGGAAATTTATGAAACAGTTGTTTCTGGTTTTGCGGCGGTATCCGCTAATCCTACCCAAAACGTTAAACAAGCGGCTCGAAGAAAAATGTTACAAGATAAAGGTGAGTGGGATGAAAATATGGAAGAAGATTATAAAGATCGTCAAACCAATCAGTCTATAATCTCAGGAACATGTGGATATGGCTTTGAACACTTTGCATCCTATTGGAAGAAATATAAATCTACCATTATGACCAAGGGCGATTTTAAAAAGGCGTCTGATGACGCAGGAGACGATATAGACACATTACCTGAATATATGAAGCGTCTTGATTGGAAGTCATTTTCTATCATGCGTATACCATATGAGCTTATTCCAGAAGGGTTTATGGATGGACAGCAGGTAGCGCGGGCTAGAGCAACGATGCATAATGGTATATATCAGATGGAGTATGGTGCTTGCTTTACATCAGATAGTCAAGGCTTCTTTAAAAGAAGCTTAATCGAAGGCTGTGTAGCACATGATCGTAATTGTGAGTCTCAAGGATGGCCCGCATGGTGTGATACTGCCTTTGACCCACTAACTCGTGGAAATCCAAATGCAAAATATGTATTTGGTATAGATCCGGCATCTGAACAAGATAACTTTGCATTGATTATTATTGAAATTCACCCAGAACACCACAGATTAGTATATAGTTGGACGACCAATAAAAAAGACTTTCAAAGTCGTAAAAGAATTGGCCTTACCGATGATAACGATTATTATAGTTTTTGTTGTAGAAAAATTAGAGAGTTATATAAGGTGTTTCCATGTGCTAGAATAGGCATTGATGCACAGGGTGGAGGATTTGCTATAGCAGAAGGATTACGGGATAGTGATAAGCTTCATGCGGGAGAGCGACCCATACTTCCAATTATAGATGATAAAAAACCACAAGATACGGATCAGGTTGCTGGAGACCATGTCGTAGAGCTAGTCAATTTTGCCAAAGCAGAATGGACTTCTCAGGCTAATCATGGACTTAGAAAAGATATGGAAGATAAAGTATTATTATTCCCTAGATTTGATACTTTAAGTCTAAGTCTAATGAGTGAAAAGGATAAAATCTCTTTTAAACAGTTGAAAGATCGAGTAGGAGAATCTAATGCTTTAAGACTATATGATACATTAGAAGATGCTGTGATGGAGATAGAAGAACTAAAGAATGAGCTTGTGACAGTAGTTGTCTCTGTAACTGCTGGAGGTAGAGAAAGATTTGATACTCCAGAAATTAAGATGGATACTGGTAAAAAGGGACGTATGAGAAAAGACAGATATAGCGCTCTTGTGATTGCCAATATGATTGCGAGACAGGCTCAGCGTGAATTGCCTGCTCCGACATATAGTAATATAGGCACCGTGATTAAGCCCGGAGAATTTAAAATGAATCCTTCAAATAAAATGTATGTAGGGCAAGAGTGGGCTGCAAGTATGAATCAGAATACATGTTTTGCAATTAAGAGAAATTAAAACAGTTGGTGTAATAAACAATGGGTATTGATTCTTATTCAATTACTATTACTTCTATAGGAATAAAAAAGTGGCAAAAAAACCTTCTCCAAATGCAAAAGTAAATTTTCCCCCAGACGGTCCAGCCTATGTTAGTTGGGATGGCACTAAAGCAGAGCGCAACGACTCTTTGAAGGTGTATACTAATGCTATTCAAGAAGCTGCCACTGCATCTCAAGGTTCACGAACTAGAAATTTTTCAGATTTAACTACACGCCTTAGCGGAAGACCCGGCTTAAGAGAGTCTGATTATGACTATTTTAGACCAGACCAAGCTGTTCCTGAAAAACACAAGGATATTATAGCTTTTGCAAGAGCTGGATATAGAAGAATAGGCCTGATTCGTAATGCTATTGATCTTATGGGGGATTTTGCTTGCCAAGGTGTACGCTTAGTTCATCAGAATAAGCGTGTGGAACGATTTTATAACGATTGGTTTAGTCGTGTAAAGGGGAAGGATACTTCTGAACGACTATGTAATCTTTTGTTTCGAGAGGCAAACGTACCTATAAGAATGCATACTGCTAAAATTAATAAGCAAAAAAGATTAGAAATGCAACGGTCAGTTGCCTCTCCTGATATGAATGCAGACATTAAGCTTTCTAGTTTTTCTAAGGGCGAGATTCCTTGGCAGTATTCTTTTATTGATCCTTTAACTGTAGAAGTCATTGGTGGTCCTGTTGCTTCTCTTACAGGCAATAGGAAATATGTAATTAAGCTACCTTCTAATATTGCTAATATGATTAGAAAATTACGTAATTCTACCAACTCTCACGAAAGAGAACTTTTATCCCAAATTCCTCAAGAAATTTTGGAAGCAGCAGAAAATAAGCAAGGCGTATTACTTCCTCCCGATAAAACCTTTGTTTATTTTTATAAAAAAGATGATTGGCAAGAATGGGCAGACCCTATGACCTATGCTTGTTTTAATGATCTTATTTTATATGAGAGACTAAAGCTTGCTGATAAAACAGCTTTAGACGGTGCGATATCTAAGATACGAATTTTTAAACTTGGTAGTTTAGACCATAAGCTTGCGCCTACTCCTGCTGCTGCTTCCGCTTTACAATCTATTTTAGGATCGAATGTTGGTGGAGGAACCACCGATATAGTATGGGTCCAGACATTGAACTTTTAGAGACAGGTACTGATATTCAAAGATTTTTAGGCGAAGAAAAATATCGTCCTACTCTTATGGCAATATATGCTTGTTTGGGTATTCCGCCGACATTAACAGGAACCTTTGGAGCCAGTGGGACAACAAATAACTTTATTTCTTTAAAAACTTTAACTGAAAGATTAAACTATGTTCGCAATATAGTATTGTCTTTCTGGAATCATCAAATTAAAATTGTACAGGAGACTATGGGTTTTAGATTTCCTGCTCAAGTAGAATTTGACTTTATGTATCTTGATGACCCTGCTGCTATGACCAATCTATTATTAGCGATGGCTGATAGAAATATCGTTAGCGATGAGTTTGTTCAAAGGCATATTAAGGCCAAGCCTGATATTGAACAAAGAAGAGTAATGTCAGAAAATAAGGGTCGAGATAGTAGGCATCTTGAGAAGGTTAGTCCATATCATACAGTCGATAAGGAACATGGGTTAGAGAAAATTGCATTGCAAACAGGGGTTGTGTCTCCAAGTCAGGTTGGTGTTAAGTTAAAAGAAAAGGATGGTGACGAATCTGCATTAGAGCTTAGACGACCAAAAGAAGCTCCTTCACCAGAACCGGTAGACAATCCCGATAATCCGGGTGAACCCGGAAGGCCCAAAAACTCAAGAGATATTCAGCCTAGAAAGCCAAAAGAGTTTAAGCCTAAAGTTAAGGCTTCGGTTGAGTTGTGGGCTAAGGAGGCTCAAGCTAAAATATCTGAAATTTTAAATCCGGGAATTCTCACACAATTTGATAAGAAGAATATGAGAAGCTTGACTGCTGAAGAATACAATCAGGCAGAACAAATGAAATTTTCTATTTTATATTCTTTGGATTATCTCGAACCAGTCACGACAGAGGCTATTCAGGCAGTATTGACGCAAAAGTTGTCAAATGGTGTAATTGAGAAGTGTGAAGAATGGATATCTGACGCTAAATCTGATATCAATAGAAAACTTAGTATTGAAGAAATTAGAAATATACGAGCTTCTTTCTATGCTGAACATTATACTGCCGAAGGTAAATTTGCTTATAAAGACCTATATACTGG